GGTGGACATTGCGGAGAACGTCACCGGGGCCAACGCCCGCCTGATAGCCGCCGCGCCCGATCTGTACGAGGCGCTTGAAGCAGTCATGGGGTCGCACGGCGAGCAACTGCACGACGCCTTTGACGACGCGCACAAGGCCCTCGCCAAAGCGCGCGGGGAGGCTCCCCAATGACCCGCACATCCTACCACGCAGTCACCCCGGCCAACGTCATTGTCTGCACGTTCGAGGAACTGGCCCACGCGGTCGAGTGGACCGAGGCCCGCCTGCACGTTGTCCCCGGAATGTCCGTCCGGCGCGTCGAAACCCGAACCACTGAAACAACCGTATGGCCGGAGCCCGCGAAGCTCCGCGCCGTGGCTTAGGAGGCCACACACATGACCGCCGTTGCAATCCAACACGAGGCGAAAGGCCAAGTGATCCAGGCTGGCGCGTCCCTCATGGACGTGATCAGCCGGGCCGCCGCCGATCCGAACACTGACGTTGACAAGCTGGAGCGCCTGCTTGGGATGTACGAGCGGATCACGGCGCAGCAGGCGAAGGCCGCTTTCACCACGGCGCTTGCCGAATTGCAGCCCCGGCTTCCGGTCATCGACCAGAAGGGCGAGATCAAGCACGGCGAAAACAAGCCGGTTCAGTCCCGATACGCCAGGTATGAGGACATCAACGACGCCATTCGCCCGCTGCTGCATGAAGCGGGGTTCGCCCTCGCCTTTCGCATCCACCGCACTGACGCCATGGTCTCCGTGACGGGCGTTCTTAGCCACCGTGACGGCCATTCCGAGGAAACGACGATTGACCTCCCTGCGGACGGCTCGGGAAGCAAGAACGCCGTTCAGGCGGTCGGGTCATCCATCACCTACGGCAAGCGATACGCCGCGATTGCGCTGCTCAACATCACCAGCCGGGCGCCGCAAGACCGCGACGACAACGGCGAGCGCGGCGGCGCGGATCACTGGATCACAGATGATCAGGTCGCGGACCTTGTCGCGCTCATGGACGAGGTGGGGGCCGACCGCACCCGGTTCTTGAACCACTTGCGGATCGACACCCTCGCCCGCCTGCCCGCCTCGCGCTTTGCCGAAGCGGTGAAGGCCCTTGAGAACAAGAGGAAGGCCCGATGATTATCCAAGGCTCCCCCGAGTGGTTCGACGCCAGGCGCGGAAAGGTCACCGCCTCCCGCGTGGCTGACGTGATAGCCAAGACCAAGACCGGATACAGCGCCTCCCGCGCGAACTACATGGCCGAACTTCTGTGCGAGCGGCTGACCGGGACCACGGCGGCAGGCTTCACGAATGACGCCATGCGCTGGGGGACTGAGACCGAACCCCAGGCCCGCGCCGCTTACGCCTTCCTGCATGACGTTGACGTGGTGGAGATCGGCTTTGTCGATCACCCCGTCATCGGTTCCAGCGGCGCAAGCCCTGACGGTCTGGTCGGCGCTGACGGCATGGTCGAGATTAAGTGTCCCAACACGTCCACCCATCTGGACACCCTGCTAGGGGCTCCGATCAAGGGCTCTTACGTCACCCAGATGCAATGGCAGATGACTTGCACCGACCGGGCGTGGTGCGACTTCGTCAGCTTCGACCCCCGGCTTCCCGAGGCGATGCAGCTTCACGTCACGCGGGTTGTCCGTGATGACGCGGCGATTGCCGAGGCCGAGGGCGAAGTCGGGCGGTTCTTGTCGGAACTGGCGGGCAAAGAGGCCGAGCTTGTGCGCCGCTATGGCGAGCGGAAGGCCGCCTAGCCATGGACCGCCGCCTCTACGTCCTGACCACGCGCGAGCGCCGGGCGACCGTGGCCTCTATCGTCGCCAAGCTCGAAAAGGGCTGGCGGGTGGAGATCAAGCCCCCGGCCCGCACCTTGCCGCAGAATGACCGCTTGTGGGCCACGCTAACCGACGTGTCGGAGCAACACCGACACAACGGCATAGCCCTATCCCCGGCGGATTGGCGGCTGGTGTTCCTCGATGCGTACTGGCGGGCGAAGGGCGAGGAACTGAGGCTTGTGCCGAACCTCGACGGGACCGGGTTTGTCCCGCTTTCGGGCCGGTCAACGTCGGACCTCACGGTTCCCGAGATGGCGGAATTGCTCGCGCTGATCGAGGCTTTCGGAGCCGAGCGCGGGGTTGTGTTTAACGACGGCCAGGAGCCGGGAGGGGTTAACAGCCCCTCCCGAGTGGCTGCCTAGCCCCCACAAGTCACCCAGCCGAGAGGCCTTGCCCACCTCACGGCTTCATTCGCGGGCACCAAAGGATAGAGACATGAAAGCCAAGACTGAGACCATCCCCGCCCCCGTCACGCGCTCTAGCGCCGGGCTTCGGGACGCCATCTTTGACGAGATCGACGCGATCCGCAACGGCTCTGGAAATCCGACGCGGGCCAACGCCGTCGCCAAGCTGGCGGCCACGGTTGTTGAGACCGTTCGCATGGAACTGGAAGTCCAGCGGTTCGCTCACAGCGCCGCCGGAAGCGTGAAGGCGACCGAGGCGGTCGATACCCTTCCGCGCCCTCTCGCCTTGGGGGTCTGACGTGGTCGAAGCCTGGATCGTAAAGTCGGATCATAAGCACTCGGCACTAGAGCGGACGGCGCTCGCGCATCCAGGCTTCGCCCATATCGAGCGAGGCGTCTTGCTAGGCCACGTCAAGGGCGAAGTAAGTTCGGCGCTCAGAGCCTCCCGGCGCGCGGCTCCGTGGGCCGATCCGCCAGAACGCCTAGACGGCTTGTCTGTGTTTCCACACGTCTTCACTGGGTTGGCGATCTTGCTAGGCGTTCATTGTTGTCTTTGCGGCTCCACGCGGCAAGGCGGTCTATTTCCGACTTCAGTGGGCTTCTGCAAATGGCTTTGCGGAGAATATTTCGAAGCCTCCGCCCCCGCGTTCGATGCCAGTGACATGTTTGTTCGGACGCATCCGCTTTGCACGTCGTGCAACTCAAAGGTTCTTTGTTTCTCGCGAGAACACAACGGAACCCGCATGGGAAAGAGTGGCCAGCCCATCGTCACCGACGAACAAATGCCCGCGCTTCTCTGTTCGTATTTCCACGACGGGGCTTTCCGGCGCCGCGTCCGAGACAACGCAGACAACTGGTCTCGGCTTCGGTTTGACCCGCGCATCGGACGGAAGGTCGCGCCATGACCGGAAGGTCCGTCCCCGAGTGGTACTCCGACAACCCCGACGCCGCCATCCCGGCCCGCGTGAGGCTGCGCGTGTTTGAGGCCCACGGTGGCCGATGCGCACTTTCGGGCCGGAAGATCATGCCCGGCGACGTCTGGCAGGTCGATCATCGCATCCCGCTCGCGCTTGGCGGGGCTCACGCCGAGTCCAACCTGCAGCCCGTCCTGTCGTCAGCCCACAAGGTGAAAACCGCCGACGACGTGAGGGCCAAGGCGAAGGCCGCGCGCATCCGGGCCAAACACCTCGGCATCCACCCCCCATCCCGCCGCCCGCTTAAGGGCCGCCCGTTCCAGCGTTCAAGACCGGAGATTGAAGCGTGAGCCTACCAGAAATCACAGACGAGGATAGAGCGGTGGTGCGGGAGGCCGTGCGGATTTGGCAGCGCCACGCCAGTCCAGCCGCGCGCGACCTTGCCGAAATCGCCGCCGCCCTGGTCCGTACCGGGTGGAAGCCGGTTGATCCTGACCTGATCCTGGCGCGGGAGGCGTGCGCGGAGAAGTGGTACGCTAGCGCCGAATCCTACCGAAACGGCAACATGGACGAGTACGTCACCGTCCAAGCCGCCCTCTCCGCCATCAAGGCCGTGCGTCGGGAGGGGGAGCGTAAGGGATGACCACCCCCGCCCGCTTTAGGCAAGCTGACGTCGCCCGCCTCGTTCGTGGCGCGGTCGAGGGCGGTTGGCCTGTGGGCAGTTTTCAGGTTGTTGTTGACGGAAGCCGGTTGTCCCTCTTGCCCGCGCCGCCTGCACCACCCCCTGTGGCCGCCTCCGAAGATAGCGAGGGCGCGTGGACAGCGCGCATGGCGGCATGGCGAAAATCCGGGTGATGTACGTCAAGGCGTTCCGCGACCGTCACGGCAAACAGCGCCACTACTTCCGGCGTCGAGGCTTTGCGACCGTGGCGCTTCCGGGTGATCCGGGGTCGATAGAGTTTGCCGAGGCATACAAGGCCGCGCTGGCGTCCGGG